TTTTGTGTCGAAGTGAATATAACTGCTATTGTGCATCTGACTGCCATAAACAGGCCTAAATGCGTGGTTTCTGTGTGGTCAATGTTGGTAGGGGTAGGACATTTCGGGCCATTACCTAAACCACATCGGGCGTCTGTTCGTCGTTCACAGTGATCGTGTTGCGGTCACGCAGGTCTGCCATGAGGTCTCTGTGGTTGACCGAGGCAGTCATAGAGAGATGAATGCTGGTAGGCTGGCCCTTGATGACCGAAAGTTTGTCGGTAAGCACAGCGACCGCTACGGGTAAACTACGATCATCGATCAAGTTAATAGAGGATTCAGCCAGTCGCTTGGTTCCCTTCCATATAGCAACCTCCAGGAATCCGGTCACGTCCTTACGCCAGTCGTCCTCGTTCTCTGGGTAATCCGTTGGAACCTTGACTCCCCTGATTAGCTTGAAAGCAGTGGTGGGACTTAGTCCCGTATCAGCAGCAATGCTATCTAGTGATTTGTTCTCAATGATACCCGCAAACACAATGTCAGCCTTATCTTGTGTTAGCTTGTCATTTGAATGCTGGTTTGGATGATTGGTTTTAACGTATCCAATCTCTTTAGCGGCCTTGATTACTTTCTCTTTAACACCAGCAGGCACCTTTCCTTTGCCAGACATAACAAATTGCGCGTGGTGTGGATATACACCAGCAGCTTGTGCTACATCATGCAGGCTTGGCTTCTTGTCCTTCTTACCCTGCATAAGGCTTGAAGCTGAAGGGATACTCACCCCAATGGTTCAGTTGTTTCTTGGGCATCATGGAGAAGTGGGGCACCTCACACAAACTCATCCTCATGGCTGCGGCAAAGTCCTCGCTGAGGTATTCTAACTGCCCGGGTAGGGTCTCTACAGCCATCGGCAGCCACAGGGTCGGGAACTCCCCAACCTTCACGTCCTTGCACCACTCGACTCTATAGGGGTGCAGTACTTTGACACTCCCGAGCGTTTCTAACGTCTCTATGAGCCGTTTCCGGGGGATTGCGAGGCATCCGCTTGCGAACATCTGGATCGGTACTAGCTCCGGGGCTGCTTCGGCGTTGGCCAACTGGAATTTCAGGGCCTGCAGATGATCGGCCTTGGGTCTGAGGGCAGGCCTGGGCGGAATCGTTCGGCAGGGGTACGGGATGCACACGGTCGCCTGGTGCTGATGGGCCAGCTCTGCCATACGGACAATGTCCGCGGGGTCGAACTCGATATCGTGGTCGATTTGGACCCATACATCTTTGCCTGAGTCGAGGAACCACTTGGTAGCACGGCAACGGCTTCGGGATATTAAAGCATCCTCGCGAATGGTTCGTAGATCTGTCTGTCGATCACCGACACTGAATGTGGCTGTTAGGCCTACCCAGGACATCATACAGGCAGCACTGATGCCGCCGTAGGCATACAGGCTAACGTGTATGGATGGCCTTGTGCCCGATGTAGTGGGCTCGTTCACTACTATTTTATCTAGCGGAGCGTGAGTAAATATGTCTGGTTTCATTTAAGATTGGCTCGTTCCTTCTCTAGTTGATGTTCATGGCCTTTGGCTAGTATGTATGTGATCGATCCTCGGGATACTCCAATTACTTTGGCTGTGTCGTCGAGTGTCAATCCTAGCTGCCTGAGTTCGTGGGCACGCATACAGAACTCTGGGGTATACTGATCGGGGTTGACGTGTATCTCTTCCTCGATGTCTGGGTTGATCGAGCCGTCCTCGTGGTATTTTGTGGTTATCGGGTAGGACATCAGGCCTTTGGCTATGGCCCACTGGATCAGCCTGGGCGCTTCGTTTAGCAGCTTGGTGCGGTTGAGATCGTATTTTATGGTCATTGGAAGGATGGCGATGGGTCGGTGAAACGGCAGTATTGGCCCTCGTACCACAGAGGGACGATGCCGCATTCACCGTCTCTCTGCTTGGCGATGGCGATGATAGCCTCGCCGTTGGCCTCGTGACGCTCCCGGTTGAGCAAGAGCACCAGATCGGCATCACGCTCAATTTGCCCGGAGTCGGCCAGGTCAGTGAGACGCGGTACTCGGCCTTTGTCCTTCTCGTTCTCCCGGTTGAGTTGAGCCAGTGCAACTACGGCTGTCTTGGTATCGGAGGCCACTGCCTTCAGCTTGCCCGATACTTCCGCAATCTCATAGGTCTTCTTCTCGGCTGACTTGGAACCATGGATCTTTTGGAGGTAATCGATGAGGATTAGTTTTACTCCCCATTTGCGTACTGCCCGGCGTATTACCGCGGTGATTGTGGCAATGCTGGATATGCCTGAGCCAGACACATAATAAATAGGACTGCCGGCAACTTTAGCTGTAGCTGAACCCATAGCCTTCATTCCTCCTTCATCCATCTCACCGGTTTTAATATCCTGCATCGGTATGGATCCTACGGTCGATACCATACGGCGCACGATAGACTCATCGGACATTTCCAACGAGATAAACAGGGTTGGTACTCGCTGGTCAATTGCTGCTGCCTTGGCAATGGCTATGGCGATGGCTGTCTTTCCAATGCTTGGCCTGGCTCCGATGATGGCTAACTCACCGAGCTGGAAACCATCGGTCAACTTGTCCAAACGATAGAAGCCCGAGGTGATGCCTGAGAGCTGGCCTTTGCGGTTGAACCTTTCCTGGGTGCTGTCGATGAACCGACTTACAACCGACTTGGATGATTGCACTTCCTCTTTGGAGGCCTCAACGGTGAGGCCTGCCTCGGCATTAGAGACGATTTGATCTACCGAGAGGGTGGAGACAGCGGATTCACGTATCAGCCTGTCTCCGGTCAATCGAAGGTATCTCCGGTGGTGAGCCTCCAGGACAGCTTTGGCGAACTCGGGATAGTTGGACGGGCTTTGGCATAGCTCATCGGCCTTGTTGAGTTCCTCAAAAGGGGGGGTCAGTTGAGGAATAGAGCGCTTCCACTCTTTGACCACGGTCTGAAGACTGATTGCCTCGTGCCTGCCTATCAGGGCCTTGGTTATCTCGTAGACCTGGCGCAGCTTATCCTGCTGGATTGCATCCGGTGGTATACGGGCGAATACCTCGTAGCAAACATCGGGACCACCGGAGAGACAGGCTCCGATAAGGCCGTACTCGTCGTCATCAGCGTAAAATGGGTCGCTCATTGGTAGTCCGAGATGTTGAGGCTGGTGGTGGCCGCACGGGATTCACCGATACCAGGCAGAAGACCGCTTCTAACCTTGTCGACCTCACCGTTCCAGTTGTTCAGCAAAGCCATAGCATCTCGTCGAAGATATGGGTCCTTCGACTTGTAGCGTGCTTCGACAAGTAGGATGTCATCCTCCGGTGTGTTTAGATCAAAGACCTCTTTCAAGGCCTTAATCTCCTTTGAGCTCCATCGGGTGTCGTGGCGACGACGAACCATAGCACCGATTCGTAGGCGAAAGGCTTCAAGGTCAGGACTCAAGGCTTTCTGCGAAACTCCTTCCTTTCCATTCCCTTCCCTTCCCTTCCCTTCCCCTTGACCCGCGTGGTCGTCGCGTGGGGCACGCGTGGGGCACGCGTCAATTTCCTCGGTGTTTATTGGCGTTTCTTCAATGTTTCCTTCTGGATCCGGCAGAATAGACTGCGATTCCCGGTTGTTGATCACCTGGTGCTTTAGAAAGCTCGGAATCCATCCAAAGCACGCGTCACCCACGCGATACTTGAGAACGAAAGCACGCGTGGCCAACGCGTCGAGCACGCGTGAAAAGTCGACGCCATCGTATGGCAACACCTGCACACCGATGCGCCTGGGCTCCCACTTAAAACGACCTTCCCGATCAGCAATGCACCAGAGGCCAGCAAAGGCCACGCGGAGCGGTAGCTTGGTTTCCAGCTCGGCCTCGAACAGTCCCTCGTGATGGAAGAACTCAGGCTTGATTGATCGGATTCTCATTGGATGTTTTCCTTTTTGATGTCTTTCAACGTGACTTCGTTCCTCAATTTTCCGAGCCATTCATCGGTCATAATCCCAGCTTCAGCAGCATCCTTGAGAAGGTGCATGATCTCAAATGGAGGCCATCCGATCTCATGCCCTGCTCGCTCAATAAAAAACAGGCATCCCTCGTCTGGATCTATGTCCTGCTGCAACATTTCAATCTGCCGTCCAATCTCAAAGCACGCGGAAACCTCCCACAAGTAAAAGTAAGAAGGCCTGGGGCAGGAATCATCGTTTCCTTCAACGTGACACTTCCTGCAAAGAGTGACCATTGATTGGCTTGGATATTCCCAGGGCATCCTCCCTGAGATGTAGTAAAAGTGATGAACGGTCAGCGTGTTAGTCTTAGAGGAACACTTGATGCACTGAAAACCGTCTCTAGACATGATTTCCAGGCGTTTCTTCTGCCACTGAGGATCTTGGAGTTTTTCGATGTAGGTCATAATTCAAACAGAAAACCCCGTCACGCATCGCGGTGAGGAATCGCGGAGAAACAACGCGACGTTCACGATACGGACGGGGAAAAATTGATTGATCATGGTTTCTCTGAAGGTTCAACGCTCACCTCTCACAGCTCACGTTGACGGCCTCTCTCTATCTGCTGTCCTGGTCGATGTCCACCGCTTAGTAAGCCGGCATCAGAACATCCGCCACCTTCTGGGTCAGCTCGACATCCCGCAGGCAGTAATTGATCGCAGCCTCGCGGTCGGTCTTGAACAGCTCGCTGAACATGGCCCCATTGCCGGCCTTATCCCCAAGCCCCAGATGCCTGCTGATGGCCCCGAGGCTGCCATGCGCCCTACTGTCCCCTAGCTGCCACACCTCGCGCAGATCGACCACCAGGTCGCTCCAGTAGCGTCCCTGCCGTATCCAGTAGGGTGTGGTGATCCGGTGCTTCCATGACCGCTTAATGAGGAAGGGCAAGTCGAACGGTTTAACATTGAATCCGATCATCGTAGGCTGGCGCTCCATGCTGGTGATGAGCTTCCACCACTGGCGCAGCATCTCTGCCTCCCCATCTGCATCGCAGCACAGCACCGATGGTGTCTCATGCTCAATACGGTAGCCGATGCACAGTATCTGGCCCGACAATGCATCCAGGGCAGCGCCGCGGATGTAGTCGCTGACGTGCGTCTCCTCTGCACGCTGGATCTTCTCTGCGATCAAGTCCGGGTTCTTGATGTTGCCCAGTTTCACGTCGGAGGCAACGAACGGTGGGATCACCAATTCGCTTAAGGGCATTGGCCCTGTTTCGATGTCGAAGTAGATTTTATGGTTGGCTGGCATAATAGGATTGAAAGTTAATGTGCGTTTGTCCACCGATGCGCACCCCCGGCATTTACCATGAGTCCCCGGTAACAACAGGTTACCGGAAAGTGTTCAGATCTTTTTACCGCAGTGTGGGCAAACCAAGAAGTTCAGTGGCTGCCTATCTACAGGCACTCCCAACCACTCGCAAATTTCGTAGTACGATATCCATCCGAATCCGCGGATAGTCCCTGGTTGAAGGTGGCCGGTGTTGTAGAGGTCCATCGCTTCTTCTCGACTATTGATACACAACCTTTCAAGCGTGTTGAACGTCCGAGTGGTGAAAGGGAATCCCCAGAGTTTGAGAATCTTCTCATGCCTTTGGGCCGATTGCTCAATCTGTTTAATGCGCTGGCGAGACAAATTGAAGTGTTTGCCGATCTCCTCAAGCGTCATTCCCTCGGAGCGCATTCGCACCACCTCGGGCACCTTGTCGACTAGCTTAACGTAGGGTTTCCTGGGTTTCATTAGAAAGGCACGTCGTCGAAGTCCGGTTGATCCTTGGCATCAATCTCACGCAGGCGCTGGATGACCGCGGCGATGAGTTGTTTGTCCTCGGCAGTCTTGCCGGCGTTGACCTGCGCCTTGGGCAGCCAGTGCTCGCCCAGGCCTTTGACCGCGGAGTCTGTGAGCTCCGAGATGGCGGTGCCCTTGAACTTGCCTACGTGCACCTTGGTACTGCCCAGGTCAACTGGGCGGGTTGTCGTACCATCCGGGACCACGGTCTTCCCCTGGTCATCCTTGGCCGGGCGGTCCTGCATCCGCACCCACAGGCCCGAGGGTTGGAGGGGTTCGCCGTGTTTGTGCGGCATCATTAGTTTGATGTTCGCGTAGGTTTTGCTCCCGTCCTGCGACTGCTCATGGGCGATGATGAGCGTCACTGGCTTGCCGATAAGCGACTCAAGGTCGAGGCCGTTGTTCTCCTGGTCTGTGAGTTTACGGCCAAACCAGTCCTTCATCACCTTGGTCAAGGCCGCCTTCTCATGTAGGCTCGGGACCAGGGGCTTGCTAAACACCACCCAGGGCTGCACCGGGTCGCGGGATCCGTCGATGAGGTCGAGCTCAAAGGCGAACTTGAACTTCTTCTTCATGCCGTACTCGGTCTCGTACTCCCGGAGGGGGGTTACGTCTACGCACACTGCTCGTCCCGAGAACTCGGGGCACGGTGCGAACTCTTTACCACCTGCTGCTTTAATGATCATGTCTTACGTTTTGTGTTGTTAGTTATGTGTTATTTGGAGGCCTGTTTCTCGACCTCCGAAAGTTGAATAGCCATCTTGGTGTAGTTGGCCCAGTAGTCCGGGAACGCATCCCGGATCTGCTTAAGGTTGGAAGGGTCAGCGGCTAGTGCTGCTGCTCCCAGCTTAGAGATGAACGAACCACCGTATTCGATCATGCACCGCGCTACGTCTCGTTCTGTTATCATTCGCTCTTCATCGGTGTGGATTGCACGCCGCTATATGCAATAGTCTTCGGCCTAAAGATCCCCACCTGCTCAGTCTCTTCGACCCAGCTAGGACCGCCCCTGATATGAAATATGCAGGAGGACATTCCGTTCCATGATTTAGTGCTGCTCTTAGCGGATGTATACGCAGAGCCAAACGTAGCGTTCAAGTCGTCACTGCTCATCGCCTTGACGTTGGCCCAGTCGATGTCGCCTGCATGCCACAACTTAAAGCCTAGCTCCAGCGGTGCGACAACCTCTGCAATGCCGGGGAAGTGCCACACCCACTCGTCATGGGATGACGCATCGCCGCTCATCGCGGCATAGCACTGATAGTTGCCGAGTGGTACGGAACCACTGCCCCAGTCGCAGCTCTCGCCGGGTTTCAGGACTGCGGAACGTGTCGGATGGTCGTTGCATTTGGGCTGCTCGAAGAGAGCAACCAATACTGGGACTTCGGTCTGATTTTCGATTTTGATTCGGACGCTCATGCTAGCAGGTGTTTGATGATTTTGTTTCGCTCTTTGCCCTTTGCTCGGAGAATGTTCTCCAGAATAACCTGAGCATTGACCGTCGAAACGTGCTTCCATTCTGGATTGCCGTCGATGTTTCGAGCTGTGTCTAAACTCTCCACTCGAATCGTTCCGTTCCATGCGTGGACGTAAATGAATGCGGGGCTGTCTTTCACGGTTTTGCCTCCTCTAACTGCTTGATGCGGTCGTTGAGATGATTGAGTTCTTTGACGATGCCCCGTGGGCGTATGTCGCTCAGGAACTTACCGTCTGGAGTCTTGATGCTGAATCCGTTCAAAGGAGGCATTCGTCGCAACACGATGTGTGTGTAGCGTTTCACAGCTTAACCTCCTTCTCATTCCAAAGCAGCAGATCCGCTCGCATTGCGTCGTTCTCGGTTTCGAGTTGGTTGATGCGGTCCTCCATCTTGCGGACATCCATAGCGATTGCGCGGAGTTGGCGGCGGTCGTTGTAATCGGCAAAAGCCGGCAGGTCCAAGATTCGTTGTTCTACGCTCACGGCTTGGCCTCCTTGGCTTTGTACCATTCAGAGACGTGCTTCTTCGCGTTGTCGTAGGTGTGAACAGCGAATAGATGCTTTCCAGCAAGCTCATCCCCCGATTCCTCCAGCCGCTTGATGCGCTCTTGTAACCTCAGATTCTCCTCATCAAGCAGTTGTTGCTGACGGATGATTTGGTTGGCTGCGTTGAGTTCGCGTTCGAGTGAGCGAACAAACCTAGACTCGCAAACGGGAGTCATGTCGTCGTTAAACCAGTATGCAAGTTTCTCCATCTGATCCGTCCTCGGTGTTTCACTCACGGCTTGGCCTCCTTGGCTTTGTGCCACAATTGCTTTGCTGGAAGATTCTCTCCAGCTATAGATAAAAGACATTCGTCTAAGTAGTTTCCAGCTTTCACTAACCGATTGATATACTCCT